AATGTTTTGCTAATGCTGCGCGGGTAGGAGCACCTTCGTGTAGGTCAGAAAGTATTTCTCTTATTTCGGGATGCTGGTCAAACAGTTCAATAAGGGCTGCATCTGCTTCTTCGCGTGCGCTTAAATATTCATCGGTTGCATTATCATAGTCATCATCCGATTCAAATGGACGATCAGGATAAAGCTTCGTCATTCTTCCTTTAAGTTTCGAGAACGAGGTCGGAACTTCAACTGGCTCCTGCGCTGGAATTTCTTCAGTGGGTTCCTGTCCGGTTACTTCTAGTTCTTTTTTTTCTTCTTCGTCCATGGGTAGACTTTTTAGAATAATTAGATTACGTCGAACCAAAAGTATTTAATAAGCCTAAACATCTAACAATCAATAATGGTAATTTAGTGTATAATAAGTAGTAAAGTGTTGATAAAATGTACCTAAATTAGAATACTATTAGAATTTAATTTCATATTATTGTCTAACCAAAACCCTACCGAAAATGATTCGAAACACAGAGTACGCAGCCAAAAGACATAAGGCAATAGTAGAAAGGTTTTACCAGTTACAAAGAGAATTATTCGAACAAAATCCTAAGCTTAAAGGTTATATTTATCCCGATTATTTTTATAAAGAGATTTCCGAAGAAACCAATTTAAGCGCAAAGTACATCTATCGGGTAATTCAAAACTCAATTACTAAAAAGTCTAAAATGACCAGGCTTTAATAATGGATTTCGACGCGATAATATCAGAAAATAAGCTTCGGCTTGAAAGGCTATTTTGTCCCTATGACCCAATAACCGGAGTGGGATCATTGACTGAAAGGAAGCCTATTTCGTTAGAATTGAATAAGCAGAAAGTAGAATTATTCTTGCCCGTTACGATGTTTTCCGATCCAATTATTCAGGAATTGGAAATGTCTGGAATGAATAAGATGTTAAAACAAGCAGGAGCGTTAAGTGAAGAAAGTAAGAATGAAGTATTTAATTACATTCATGAGTTAAGATTAGACCACGACTTTGAGTATTATGGATACTTAAGCCTTATAATTAAGGATAAAGAAAGTCCAAATCTTGTCCCGCTTAAGCCTAACTTATCTCAACGAATGATAATCAAGGAAATTGAAGACCAGAGGTTATCCAATAGGCCTATTCGTATTGACGACTTAAAATCGAGACAGCTTGGAGGTAGTACAATATTTCAATCTTATATGTTTTGGATTCAGGTAAGATTAATGCCCAACTGGCATAGTGCTATCTGTACTCAGGTAGAAGCTCAGGCCAAGAATATCCGTGGGATGTTTACACGGTTTTCAAAGCTGTATCCGAAAGAATTAGGATCTATTACCCTTACTCCTTACGAAGGTTCAAAGAATAAGATAATTAAGGAAAGGGGAAATATTATAGGTGTAGGTTCAAACGAGGAACCAGATAATTTACGGTCGTTTGACTTTTCAATGTTGCACTTATCTGAGCTCGGCCTTTGGAAATCCACACCCACGGCCAAGCCGGAAGATTTAGTTCAAGGGTTAGTTTCTTCCGTTCCGTTTATTCCAATGACAATGATTTTTAAGGAATCAACCGCCAAGGGTGTTGGTAATTACTGGCATAAAACCTGCCAACAATCCAGAGAAGGTAAGTCGGCCTACAAATTTGTATTTATGCCATGGTATACCGCCGAAAGGTATTCGCGGCCTATTGAAAACTATAAAGAGTTTATCAAGCAAATGAGCGAGTATGATAAATTTCAATGGGAATGCGGAGCTTCTTTGGAAGGAATTAACTGGTATAAAAACTATAGAGCAAGCGAGAATTATTCCGAATGGAGGATGCAAAGCGAAAACCCAACTACCCCGGATGAAGCTTTTCAATCTACAGGACACAGGGCATTTGAACCTATGTATGTTGTTCAAAATCGCAAAGCAAATAAGAGAGATGCCTTTTATGCCGGTGAATTAAAAGGTAATTCAAGAACAGGAAAAGAATCACTGGAAGGACTTCATTTTGTAGACAATTCCCTTGGCACATTGTCTCTATGGAATAAACCGGATACATCTATAAAAGTGGCTCACAGATATTTGATATCTATGGACATCGGGGGCCGGCACGAAAAAGCTGACAAGACAGTCATCTCAATTTTAGATCGCTACTGGTTGATGGAAGGCGGAAAGCCCGAATTTATAGGTACATGGAGGCTAAATATAGATCAAGATATAGCCGCCTGGATGGCTGCCGGTATTGCAAAATGGTTTAATAATGCTCTGTTGGTAGTAGAATTTAATTCACTGAAAAGAAAGAACGATAACACCGGTGAACACTCGTTAACCATTCTCGATGAAATAGTAGATTACTATCCAAACATATATGCCAGAACTGATCCTGAAAAAGTAAAAGAAGGAGTTCCGGTTAAATACGGATTTCATACCAATGTAAAAACCAAAAGTTTAATAATAGACAATCTTAATGCTGCTTTACGTGATATGTCATTCGTTGACTACGATAACAGATTTTATGACGAATGCGACAGTTACGAAGAAAAGCCAGACGGAAGTTACGGGGCGGTAGAAGGTGGAAATGACGATATAGTTATGTCTCGCGCTATTGGCCTTTGGGTTTCAGAACGAGAAATGCCTATGCCTTACATAATCAAAGAAACCTATTCAAAAGGGAGTAATCGAATTGCAAATGAAGCTTCATTTTAAAAACTAAACTATATGAAAAATTTTATTAAAAAACTTTTCGGAATCAAAGAACCTGTAACAGTTAAATACTCACAGGTAGTACCAGAACAGCTTTACTTAGAAAAGAAAGGTAAGGTAATTTCTGACATCTCATTGGGCTTAGTAGATAAGCTTACTTCTTCAGGCCTTATCGGAATAGAAACCGAAACCAAAGATAAATGGATTAAGGTTACGGGTGTAATAAAAGTAGTTGATAACATTAAAAAATAAAGATATGTTAAAATACATCAAATCCTACTACTCAAACATCTTCGGTCCCATGTCAGATCGAATGAAAGAAAACCGCCAGTACAATCGACTGTATAAAGTTATTCAACAGGCAAACCGTAGATTTCTGGCAACCGGCAAAAGGCATTACGTTCTACCTGATCCTTCTGGTAAACGATTCTTTGCGGCCACGAACGACGAAATAAAACGCCTACAAATGAGAGGTGTATTTGTTCGAAAGATGAATATCTACGAAATCTTAAAGCTGGCCGTCTACTCTACTCCTGAAAGATTAAATCAGGAAACTATTGCCGAAGTAAAGGCAACAAACTACGAGAAGGTTATTAACGGGATATTGAAGAAATTCAAGTTTTAGCCATGTGCGAAAAATTATCTTTCGATTCTTTCTTTGAAGCCAATAAAGTAATTAATTCGGCTTCAAAGATTGGTCGTACAAAAAACAGACATCGTGCTTGTAAGAAACCTAAAAGAGCTTACAAGTGCGAGGTTTGTGGTAAATATCATTTAACATCATTGAAGAAAATTGGAAAAAAGAAAGTGAGATTATGAAAAACACAACGAAATTGCGAATTATAAATTGGGTGTCACGTGTTTTAAATGTAAAGGAACCAATTGTAGTAAGGAAGCAACGTGATATTTTAATGGTTCAAGCTGAACATAAATATCCTTTAGCTAAACTGATCGACATCAATGGAGAGTTTATTAAAATAGAACTTATAAGTAAGCTTACTGAAGAATTAGTTCAAAGTAAGCTTGTTCAGTTTTTAGAAGAACGAAATCAATTCGACAACAATGTTAAAATTAGCGCACGATTGTATGTCACTAGTCCTATTGTAGAGCCTACTATTAAAACTATTAAAACTCTTGAATACTTAAAATGAAAAACTGCCCCTTTTGCCAATCCTTTAACACCAAAGTAACCGGTGAAGGATATTCTGACGGAACACATTCGGTATTCATAAAATGCCTACAATGTAACGCACAAGGCCCGAGTATTTCCGGCCAAGGAAAATATTTTTCAGATGACGAGGCCACTCTTGCATTAGCCAAATGGAGTAATCAAATAGCAACCGAAGCTCCTAAAAAAGTTTACGCTATTTCCCATGAGATTAACGCTATTATCGAAGGAGAACCAAAGAAAGAGAAGTTTATCTCTCCTTACTTCTTCCCTATATTTTTAAGAGAAAAAGATGCCCGTAAGGAAGCGGGAGTAGATATGAATATTGTAGAAATGGAGGTAAAATGAAAACTGAAGAATTCAAAAAAAGACAAGCTGAAATGAGCGACCAAGAGCTTATTGAATTAGCTGAAAACCAAGTTAGCGAACTTGCAAGAACAGGAGGAAGAAGTCACAGAATGTGTATACCTCCAATGATTACTGATACCGATATGATCTTGGGAGAAATAATAAGGAGGTTTAAAAAAATAACTACGCCGAAAGAGTAAACTAAAAATTTATTATCTTTGTATAGTTCATTGACGCTAATAGATAAACATTTGGACGCGGGTTCGACTCCCGCCACCTCCACTCGATTCGCCTCGAATTCAGTTATCGGTAGGCAAGTCTGAATTAAAACAAAATGTTGCCTTTTGGGGGTGTTTGGATTTGACAAGTATTAAGGATTAGCTGAGAACAAAAAGCCATAAACGGCAAATCAATTTCAATGGTTCCTCAGGCATTTAGAATGGCTGTTTAACCGACTCGAAAGAGTAAACTAAAAACCCGGCTCATCACCGGGTTTTCTTATTTTTACGCCACTTTTCCAATAGCCTGTCCAAGCATACTTTGAGCTTGCGGCGTTGTTTGTAATTGTTGCATCATAGCCGGATCAAGTTGCCCCTGTGCTGCTTTCTCTTCGTTCTTATTGATAACATCGAGAAGCTTTTCAGCAAATGGAAGTGTTGAGCTTTCGAGGTAATCTTTAATTGTGATCGAACCTTCTTTTCTCATTTCCGAAAGTGTATCTTCGGCAGCCTGTCTGAATACGGCTGTATTATTTCCTTGAGTAACCTGATACTCAAATTCAGTTCTACCGATCTTTTTTGGATCGTAAAGCTTCAACTGGCTTCTACCAGAAATAGCAAGATACCTTTCGTCTTTATAGTATTGGCGAATCAGCTTAATTACTTTAAGGTCTCTGGTTTGTTTTGCGTCCAAGAACTTTTTCATAATATCCACAGTATTCAATGTAGCGTTTTGAGCTTCCATTGCATATCTGTTACCAGGCGTTCCGGAAGGTGCTTGCATTCCTTGTTGTGCTGGATGAATACCTGAAACACCGTCCATGTAATTCATTTGCATTGCAATTAAATCTTGAATGCCAATGTTTACGCTGTTGGCCGCTACTTGCTGCGGAATAGGAACACCGGGCTTTCCTTCATACACGATAACTGAATCGAACTGAGCCCACTTTTCAGCAAACTCTATTTCGGTATTTTCTCCCATTGCATCCTTATGGACCAACAAAACTCCCTTGGCTGATGACTGAATAATCCAATCCATTAAGATTGTGAGCCTGTTTATGTATCTCTGTTGATCCAGAAAGTCATAAACAAATCCCCAAATTTCGCCATCAATAAGCGGATCTAGTAAGATAGTAAAAGGATGTTCTCCGTGTTCGTATGGAGATTCACCTTCAGCCAGACAGTGACCGGAAGGAGTTAAAAACTTGTAATACCAGACTTGTTCTGGAACTTGTTTGAATTCGAGAAGGACTTTACTCTGAATAGTTTCTTCATCTACTCCATTGGCTTCAGCGAATTTTCTTCTTTCGGCATTTATAGAATTGAGCTCTGCGGCGGAAAGGTCATATATATCTTCTGAGCCTTCCATTTTGTCCCAAACATACATTCTCCAAACTCTCCGTAGTTCCCAAACTTCAAACACTCTCCATTTTTCTCCAATCGAAGGAGTAAGAAAAGAAAGAGAATCGATATTTTGCGAGCTCATACCATTGGTGTTTATTTCCCGGCTAGCCCATCCTTTATAAATCTCTTTTATCTGCTCTGCTTCGGTCGGATTTTTAGCAAACGTGGTTAATACTTCACCTTCGGATGCGTCAATAATTTGACCTATCAACCGAAGATCGGTCATTCGGAAATCTTCTATATCGGTATTAAAAAACATTCGAGATGGATTTGGAGATTCTGAAAACACGTCACTCATGTTTCTTTCTTTAATCCACCGGAATCCGGATTTCCAAATACCCATTCCGGAAAGTGCAAACTC